GCTTTCAGCCCAAGATGTCGCGCCTGTTCTTCGGCCAAACACAAAGTTTGAACCAGAGTTTCCTGCTGACTGGGCAACAGCGCCGTAATAAATACCATCACCGCCATTGTTGTCGTTAACAGAAATATTAATTAAGTTTGCGTACCCTGCTTTTAGTGTTGCGCCAGTACTTATATCAAATATCTCTTGAGAACCTTTTGGCAAAAACGCAAACTTTGCGCTGGCTGTGGTGGGGTCATACAATTCAGGCGAATATCCAGAGACGAGAAGTCTCATTCCATTAGCAGAGGTATTGCCAAGCGCCAAATTCCCACTCGCATCCAGCGTCATCGCCTGCGTGAACGAGATGGCGTTGCCTGCGGTGCCGGAGGGGGCAATTTGCCAGATGTGGCTGTTTCCAGCAATCTGATATGCGCCAGCAGTTGAACTTGCTTTGTATTTATACGATGAAGAGCCGTCTGCGTAAGCGTTTGTAAACATCCACGTTTGATAACCGCCGACAAAACTTGCAAACGCAGAGCCAGTTCCACCGTCAATTGCTTTCCAGTTCCCCCCCCACGCACTCGGCGTTACGCCCAGACCGAGGTTGCCGGAGGCGTTAAGCGTCATTAGGGTTGAATTAGCCCCACCGTAATCCAGTTGGAATGTAAGTGCGTTACTGTTTTTGGCTGAAGAACCAATCTCAATACCCCAAGTATTTCCAGAGGCGTTCAGCGCAATTGCTGAAGAAGCGGAAGACCCGGCGCTGTCATTTCTAACAAGAATGCTGTTTTGTGCGTTGGCGTTTGCGTAAGCAACAAGTTTTGCTGTTCCGCTCAAATAAGACCCCGGCGTACTCGTCCCGATGCCAAGGCCAGTTGAGGTGAGGCGCATGGCTTCTGGCGCCGCTGTTCCTGCCGATGCTGAACCACCAGCAAAAAATTGAACATTTCCGCCGCTTGAATAATAAACGCCAGAAATTACACCTGTGCTGTCGTAAATTGGGCTTCCGCTGTAAGTAATGTTGTACCCACCAACAAAACCACCGCCGCCGTCTCCAATTGCAACTCGTGAAAATGTGAGATTGCTTAAACGAAAATCGCCAGAAGTGCTGACATTTCCATTTGTATTTATTAAATTGCTGCCGTTATAAGTCAGCGCACTCCCACTCGTCGCCACCTTGCTGCCGTTCAAGTACAACACGCCGTTGGCGGTGCCGCCGGAGAGGATCGGGTTGGCCGTGAAGGACACGACGCCGGTGGAGTCCGCAATGCTCGCGGCCGACGTGCCGTCCTTCGCCTTGATGTTCGTCACTTCAAGGTTGGTTAGATCGAGCGTCGTCGTGTTGACCGCAGTCGCGGTGATCGTGCCGTTGACGTCCAGCTTGCTCGCCGGGGTGTTCGTGCCAATGCCGATCCGATCGGTCGACGCATCGCTAAAGAGCAGATTCGCATCCGTGTCGCCCTCGACCCGGAAGTCCTTGTCCGCCCCAGAGTCGTTAAAGGTGAACGTGCCGCCGTCAAAGTTGACGTTGCCCGTCGCCGAAAGCGTGCTGAACGCACCCGTCGAGGCGCTGTTTGCGCCAACGGGCGTGCCGTCGATCGCACCGCCGTTGATGTCCACGTAGTCATCCATGTAGATGACGTCGGTGCCGTTGACGTAAAGGTGCGCCTTGCGGCCGTTCGGGACCGTGATGCCCGTTCCCGCCGAAGTCTTGACCGTAATGCTCTGGCCGCCGGTCGTGTTGTTCTGGACGATGTACTGCTTCTGGATCGTCGGGACGACCAGCTCGCGGGTCGTTGAAAGGCTGACCGCGGAGGTGACGTTTAGGACCAGCGCACGGGCTGCCTGGGCGGCGTTGGTGTCCGTGTAGGTCAAGGTCAGGTTGGCGTCCGAGGGGTAGCTCGGGTTGCCGTAGCCGACGACGGCCTGCTCGAGCGCGGTGCCGAGATTGGTGTTGGTGATCGTACCCCAAGTGCCGGAGTTCTCGCCGGTCGCTTGAAGCTCGATCTTCAGGTTTGTTGAATACGAACTAGGCATGTGAGTGTCCCTTTACGTCGAAATCTGAGTCCAAACCACCGTGTTTCCGTCGTTGACTATGACCCAATTCTGTGTCTGTGCGTCATCGACATTCTGCCAGTTAGGCGTCTGATTGTCATTAATCACGCCCCAGACAAGTACTGATCCCACCTGGGCCGTCCCAGAGACCCCCACCAGGGGGACATTGGCGTCGGAGGCTATCGTAACCGAGCCAACCTGCCCTGTGGCAGACACCCCGGTGACAGGCACGTTTTGCTCGGTAACAATCGTTACAGCGCCAAGCGCCGTGGTTCCCTGAACCCCCGTAAGCGTTACGCTTCCCGTGCCGGTAATGCTAACGGAGCCGACGGCCCCCGTGGCAAAGACGCCCGTGACAAGGACATCAGTGCCGACGGTGACCGTAACAGAGCCGACGGCCCCCGTGGCTTCCAGCCCCGTAACAGATACGTTGGCGTCGCCCGCGATCTGTACCGTGCCGATCGCACCCGTGGCCTGCACGCCCGTGAGACTGACATTAGCGTCCGCGGCAATCGTGACGGAGCCAACCTGGCCGGTGGCTTGGAGCCCCGTAACCGAGACATTCGCCCCGGCATTAACCGTAACGGTGCCGACTTCGCCGGTTCCCTCAACCCCCGTAAGGCTGACATTGGCCGTGCCAGTGACCAGGACCGAGCCCACAGAGCCCGTTGCCTGAAGCCCCGTAACCGAGACATCCGCCCCCGCCGTAACGGTGACGGTACCGACCTGTCCTGTCGCAGAAACGCCCGTAAGGCTGACGTTGGCGTCAGCCGCAATAGTGACAGAGCCAACCTGGCCCGTCCCCGTCGGAAGTGCCGCGAGGCTCTCACCCCAAGGATCGTCGCCCCAGCCTACGCCAGAAGCATTCCACCCTTGGAAGGCAACGACGGCATCGGTCACTTCCGCCTCTTACTTAGGCGATGCGGATGATCGCGTTGGTCGCGTCTGCCGTCGGGAAGATGATCGTGAAGGTGCCGTTCGTCGAGGTCTTGGCCCCACCGAAGTCCAGGATACAGACCGAAGGGTCGCCCGCCGCCGAGTCGTTGTAGATCATCGCCCCAAAGGCCGTGATCGTCGCGCTCGTGAACGAAAGATCCGCAAAGTCCGTAAAGGCCGTGGTGCCGCTCGAGGTCGGGGTGACATTGGTCAGCGTACCGCCGCCCGCCGAGTAGGTACCGGAGTTCGCTACTTCGTTGGTGACCGTATATGCCGTAGTCGCCGCGGTGAAGGACGCACTGTTGTCGTACAGCGCGAGCTTAAAGGTATTGCCCGTGCTTGTCGTGAAGTTGTGCACCGCCCTCATCAGCTCCACCTTGAAGCTGGTGCACATAAAGTTGCCTGAAAATGCCATTTCTACTCTCCTAAAAGATGAACCAGCTCTGGATGCCCCGCTTCACGAAGGCGCTGGGCGATCGTGGCACGGTCCTGCTCGACGGCCTCCTTCAGATAGAAGGCGACCACATGCTTGACGCGGTCCTTGAAGACCCGCGCCTGCGCCTGAATGACCGGATGTGACTGGTCACCGACGAAAATGATCTTGTCCGCGGCCCGTTGAGCGAGCTCGTCGGCCGCCCAACCACGGGAGTCCGTGGTCACGACCTGCACGCCGTTCGTTAGTCCGGGCATTTCTACAGTGATCATGGGCCGGGCGACTCCGATTTAACCGGGATGCGGATCATACCATCACGGTACTCGTCGCGGCGGCGGCGTCCCTGCTGCTCGATGCCGAGACCCTGGATCGCCTGACGGTACGAGTTCTGGAAGTACTGCATCATCTCCGGCGGCCCCTTAGTGTAGCTGTACGCCTGAATCATGCAGGCATAAAACAGGGCTTCCGGGGCGTTATTGCTGATCCAAGTCGTCGTATTGGTCGACGAAAGCTGCGCAGGGCGGTAGATGTAGCCAAGTTCGACCACAAAGTTCGCATTCGGGGTGGGCGCAATGTAGAACGTGTTCTGGTCCCACACCGAATAGTACTTGGGGACGTCCGTGCTGGCCCCGTTGGGCCAGTATTCCTTCATGAAGGAAGTGTCACGGAAGTCCAAAAAGATCTGATCGCTGCCCGAGGTGATCATCATGTAACGATGAGTGAGGATGTCACTCGGGGCGGTCAGAAATTTGTTGCCGGAAGTCATGTTTCCACTGACTTCGAGCTTAAAAACGTCCAAATCGATCTCGCGGAGGATCTGATTCTCCGCGAAAGTGATGAAGTTGTTGATTACGGCATCCGTAAAGACGTTACTACCCACTTCGGAGTAGTTTCTGATGTTCGTAACGAGCTCGCTGTAGTTCATGTGACCGTCACCGTGACCGATCCGACCGTACCCAAGGCAATCAGCGCCTGTCCTAGCACATACGGACGCATATCAGCCGTGTTAAGGACCGATCCATAGCTCTGAAAAGCCGTAAAACCAGGCGCTCCAACGAACACCGAGACGGGTTCAATGCGGTCTGGGCGCGGATCGCGCAGCGCAATGGCGTCTCCGCGGTACCGCAAAGGCTCCAACTGGGGCTCTTTCGGCTCGTAATCGTCCGGGCAGACCATGAACCCCTGCCATTGCTTGCGCAAGACGTTGTAGGGGTACCGCTGGCCGCAGAAATCGCACAGCCCATACGAAAATTTGCCGGTTGCGTAGGCCATTAGACGCCCATGTCGGGCACAAACTGCACGCTGGCAGTGTCCCGATCCTCCATCGCAGCCCGGTTGAAGTCTTCTTCGTAGATGGCCTTCAGCGCAGCCGTCCGATCCGGGGCAAACTTGAGCGAAAGCTGGTACGCAAGCCCAGAAGCCAAGCATGGCAAGAAGCGGAAGTTGATGTCCGCCGTGTTGGTGTACACCCCCGCATCCTGAATGCGCCGAATGCGGTAGTACACGAAGGTATACGTCTGATCCGCCGCCGGATAGAAGAAAACCTTGGTCGGATTGGCGCGCTGTACGTAAAACTGCGCCGGCCGAGCCTCAGAGGTCTTGTTCGGGACGTTCAGGTAGTCCTCGCGGCTGATACGCTCGATGTAAACATCACTGTTGATGCCCTGGCTATTCTGGCGAATGATCGCCTCGAGCACATTGACCGTATCAGTAGGCAATGTGATCTCTTTGACACCCTGCGTCAGCGTATAAGTCGCCTGTTCAATGGTCCAAAGGTTCAAGCCACGGTTGGCCCAGTCCAGAAACAGCAAATTGAGCGAGCGGCGTGCGGAGTTGAGCTGATAACCGCTCGTCGCCCGCATGCCGCAACGCTCAAATGCCTCTTCAACCAGATCGTCAATCGACAGGTTGAAGTCTGTAGTGCCTGACGTAGCCATCGATTAGCCGCAGGATCCGCCCATGCGCATCTTCTTGACCTTCATCTTCTTCTTAGCCGCACCGCCCTTCTTGTAGCCGCCAGGCATCCCGCCGCCCGTCATGCCCATGGCCATGCGCTTGTGCTGATTGACATCGCCCCCCACGGCCATCATCAAGACCTTGCCGGTCTTCTTGCTGGGCTCAGAGAGCATCTTGTTTTTCGGGCCACTGCCCACTTCGCCGCCGCCACGGACGGCACAACCCATTCCACGACCTGCCATATTAGTACCCTCGCATCGCGCGACCGCGCGCGTCTTTGCTCTTGCTCTTCATAGCACGGCCTTTCTTATCGGCCATGCCATCCTTTTTCATCTTGCCGACGCCGTCGGCAGCAAAGGCCGGAACCTTCTTCCCGCCTTTCATCACCATCTTTAACTTGCCAGGCATAACTTACTCCCTCGCGCTGCGAATTTCGTCCAATTTAGCCTCAAGACGATTGAACCGTTGATC